TTCCAGGCAATCGGCAGAACAACCAGCAGAACAAAGAGCCAGCCGAGAATTCCGACGCTCTTTTTCACCTTGGCGCCGCAGTGAGGGCAGGCCTTTGCGCTTGATGCAACCTGCCCACCACACTCTTTACATTTTCCTACCGCCATAACCACCCCTCCCTGATAGACAGGGAGGAATGTATCACCAGGTCAGCGTGTGGCCAAATCAGGCTGCAGCAGTATCCAACCCCAACGTAAGTTGCAGTTGCTCGCGCCAGTGCTCTACCTGGCATTCAAGCCCCGGCTTTTTCCAGCGCCATGCGGCCAGCTCTTTTCCGCTCAGGCTTGCAATGTGACGGGCATCGTCCAGCGCCTTGCAGGCGCGCTCGAACTGTTGGCGTTCGTTCAGTTCGCCATGCAGCAGAGCGTCAATGTGCAGGTCGCACCAGACCGCGAAGTCGTCATCAAGCCAGCGGGCAAATGCTACTGCCAGCTTGGGGTGCAGCCAGGTGCCTTGAATTTTGCCACCCTTTTCGGTCATCACCAGCCCGAAGTGAGATTTTCCCACATCGGTATCCAAGCCCAGCGCGCGAGAAAGTGCGGACATGTAGTTCTTGCTCGCTGGAAGCCGCAGCCAATCAACCGGCCGTTTTTTGTAGCGCTTAGCAACATCAGTCGCATTGATCCACCCGTCAGTATTGAACCGAACCGGCTGGCCTTGGTATCGAAAAGGAATCACGTTGTTCATGTGCTGCTCCTTCCGCCTTAAAAGGGGTAAGCAGGCAAGGGCGTAGGCGGAGCAAAACCGTCCCCTTTCGGCTGATCTGGCCTAGCCTGCTTGTTGCACCGCCTTTCGGCGGGCACAAAAAAGCCCGAGAGGCGTTAACCTTTCGGGCTTAGTTGTCTTGCTTGAGCTGTTACGAACTCCGCGTAATCCGTAGCGAAGTGGTGCCGTCGTAACCGCCGCTCCAGGTGTACTGCGGGATCACCGCGCCTGGCCCGCCGACCTGTTTCTGGCCCTGAACGTAGCGCACCTTCGGCACCTCGATGGTGTAGCTGTCGGATCCTTCCTGCAGCACGATGACGTGACTGGTTTCCGCCTCGTCCAGCACCTTACCCCACAGCACTTCATCCTTGAGGTAGGCACTCATGCTGCCAGAGACGGTGGCCACGCCGTTGCTGATGCAGTAGGCCTCACGGCTGAACAGGGCGAAGGACGCCTCCATGCCGTTATCGATGGTGCCGCTCCACTCGGTGGCGTAGGCAATCGCGGTGCCGCCTTCGGTGAATGAGCCGTTGGTGGTCACCATCATGTCGGTGGTGGTGGCTGCAGCGAAGGTCGCACCGGCCGGCACGGTGTATTTGGCCGCGCCCTTGCCGAGGATGTTGAAGGTAATGCCGGCCTTGTCGCCCAGGGGCGCACTGATGGCCATGGTGCCAACCTTGCAGCCCCGATAGATGTAGTCGACGTTGATGTCGGTGTGGCGCTCAAGGAAGGCGAAGCTGCGCTCGGTCGAGCCGACAATCAGCTCATTGGACGCCCAAGCGCCCTGCAAGGCTGCTTCGATCAGGTCGGAGAAGCTGCCGAAGCTCACCTCTGCAGCGATCTCGCCGGCCACACTGTAGGTACCCCCACGGCTCGGCGGGCGCTGGCGAGACGGATTCATCTCGGCGGATTCGATCTGGTTGACGTTCGGGGTCAGGCCCTGGGTGACAAAGCGCACCGGCTTGAACTCCGGGTTGGCGGGAATGCCGCCGTCCTGGCTGATGGTTACGGTCTCGCCAGCGGCCTCATTGACCAGCGTGACGGCGCCGCCATTCACGTCGGTGACCGTCATGGCGCCATCGGCCACGGTTGCAATCTTGAACTTGCCGTTGTTGGCTGCGGTGGCGAAACCCGACACCTCGATGATGTGGCCCACGGCGAACTGGCCATCATCGATAAAGCCATCGCCAGAATCGGAAAAGGTCGAGCCGGACGCGGTGGCGCTGATGGTAGCGGCCGTCATGGTCGAGAACTCGAGTGTGTAGTACAGCTTCGTGGCGGAGCCGTTAGCAAAGCAGCCCATGGTTATACCTCCGGTCTGATGGTTGTTGCGCTGTAGTAGATCGATACGCTGATGCGTTGCCAGCCGTCGACCGGCCGGAGATTGCCGCGCGTTACTCGGTCGACATGGACGCACTGGCCGTCATAGACGAGCCGGCGCCCAGCGACGAAGTAGTTGCGCAGCTTTTGAACGGCGGCCAGGATGTTCCCGGTGCCGTCATTCATGGGGTAGTTCAGATCGACCTGAAACACCCCGACTGTTTCATCCACGCCACCAGCGCCAAGGCTGGCCACGTCAGTGGATGCGGGCAGGTTGTGCCACTTCGCCCACGGCAGGGTCACTGCTGGCGGAGTGAAGTCCTTGCCTTCGTTGCCTGTTGGCAGGCCAAGCGCTGCCGCCGCCAGGCCCTGCACCAGGGCGGCGTTGATACTGATTTCGGACATTGGTCAGACCCTGAGCTTGGCGATTGCCGCTTTGACGATGCGCTGCACCCTGGCCACATTTTTTCTTACCATTCCGGTGGGCGCTTGAGTGCTGCTGCCCTCTTCAAGGAAGAGGATGTAAGGGAGCGTGTTTGACAGGTAGGTGACCTGGCCTGCTCCGGGCGGCGTATTTTCTTCGACCTCAGCCATTGCTTCGCCGCCGGTTCTGCCAACCTTGATCTTGTCCTCGCGCTCAGGAGATTCATTCGGCGTTCCAACAGACGTGGTCCACGCCCCTCTGGCTCGACCGGTATCAACGGGAGTCGATTTGATTACATCGCCGAAAAGCTGCAGCGTCGCGGCCCGGGTGATTTTGTTGTGCGCTTCGGTCGCGTCCTTTGCGAAGTTGCGGATATCGCCTGAGAAGCTCATCACTTGCGCCCGTGAATTTCATAGGCCAGCGGAGTGCCGGCCGGATTGGAGATCTTGATGCTCTGCACCCGCCAGTCAGCGCCATCGGCATGGATGAGGCTGGTCATCAGGGGCGCACTGTCCAGCCCCTTGGCGGCGATGAGGATCTTCTTGTCCCCCACCTTCACCTCGGTGCCCGCTGCGTATTTCGCCCCGGCCTCTTGAGAGGTGTAATCCAGCAGGATCATCTGGGCGTCCTGAGTCGACGTGCTGCCGCCCGTCTCGTCACCGGTAACCGGGTCGTAACTTCCCGGCACTTCGTCCTTGATCTGGCCGGCTTGGCCGAACTCAGAGATCAGTTCGAGCGCGACCGTGGCCATTTCGTCGTAGAAGCCGGCCATCATCCACGTACCATCGGGATCTGCCAAGACGACTCAAGCAGCCCGGCCACGTTGGCAAGCGACTGCCGACCAGCCACAGGCGTCGATACTGACAACTTCGCTGCGCCATACTGCCGCTCTACCGCCCCTTCGACGCGATCCTTGATAACGGCGCCCTTGCGCAGCTCGGGCGGGTCGATGTCGTCTGCATGGATTTCTCCCGCCATCGCCATCTGGCACTGCTTGACCTGGCGCGGGATAGCGTCCGATGGCAGCTCATACCCGTTCGAGAGCACCCCATAGCGCGGCCAGGCACCGGTCTGGTCGCGGTTAACCGCCCAGCCCTTCCAAGGCAGGGTGTTCATCTGCAGATAGGCGCGGCGCAGCAGGGCTTCCTGCTCTGCCTCGGTACCGGGAATGGTCAGGCCGTAGTTGGCGGCATAGGTCGCCAGCTCGGCAGCGGTGGCGTAGCTGTCGGCACCGGCCACGATTGAGCCATTCTCGATGATCAGCATGGGTTATGCCTCGTCCAGCAGCTTGGCCAGATCGGCTTTCTTGGCGCTCGCAGGCGCTTCGATGCCTTTTTCAGTGAGAGCGGCCGTCAGCTGCTCGACAGTGAGGCCTTTGGATGGCTTGTCGCTGTCGTCAGCCTCGTCCAGCAGCTTGTGAACCTTCGGGTCGTAGTCGGACTCGTTGATGACGACGTGGTCACCCTGATCCTTGCCCCACGGTTTTACCTTGATGGTTTTCATGCGTTGCTCCAGAAAGAGGCCGAGGCCCGGAGGCCCCGGCAAACGGGATTAGCCCAGCAGCAGGCCGATGTGTTCTTTCTTCACCGCAGCACAGCCCCAGGCTGCAGCAATCTCAAACTGCATCTGGCGGTACTGGGCGTACATCGACACCTCGAAGCTGAGGCCGGTCAGCGGGTCGGTCACGATCATGCGATCCACCGCGCTGTCGCCGCCTTCCGGCAGGGCCGGTGCGCGAGTCGCCAGAGCGATCGCCGAGCGAGCGAAGAACATGTTGCGCGCGCTGGCAGAGATCACAGTGATGTTGGTGGCCGATGCCGGGATGGCCTGACGCAGACCCGGTGCTTGCAGGGTGATGGTGCCGCCGTCGGATACATCGGTGTCACCGCTGGCTACGACGTACTTGTTGCTGTCGCCAGCAAAAGTAATCACGTCGCCAGCCAGAACGGTGCCGGTACCCGCGGATGCCAGGGTAATGACGGTGGCGCCCTCGGCATAACCTGCAGCGTTGGTGGTGGCGGACGCACCAGTACCCGGGGTGAAGGTCTTGATCTGCGCGGACTGACGCAGAGCCAGGCCTTGCAGGCGGTCGGTGATGCCATTGCGCAGCATGTCCTCGCGGCCCGACTCGTTCACCTTGAACAGGACAGACTGCTTGCCGCGCAGGTTAGCCATTGCCGCGGTACCCAGCACCAGCTGGAAGTCCAGGCCTTGCGCGCCGTTTTCCTCCAGAATGCGCAGAGCACCAGCGGAATCGCTCAGGTCGGCAGCGGTGCCGAACGGGGCAGTACCGGCGGTGCCGTAGGCGCGGGAGGCGTTGACGTGCAGAGCAGCCAGGTCAGCCTCAATCTCGTTCACCAGAGTACGCATGCCTTGCTGGATCTGGTTGGACAGAATGACGTTGTAGCTTGCGCCATTGTTGTCCAGGCCGCGCTTCTCTTCGCCGTTCCAGCGGATCGGGACACGGCGAGCCTTGGTGATGGTCATCGGCACGTTGCCGATGGTCTGATCACCGTCGTTCGGCGGAGTAACGGCCGGGGTGATGTCGGTAGCAGTGGCAGAACCAACAACCGGAGACATCACGGTTTGGCCTACAGCAGCGCGATCGTAGGTCATGTCAGAGGAAACGGCAGGAATCATGCCGACCAGTTCGCGGGACACCACGTCCAGCGCGTTGTACAGAGTGGGCACCAGCCCGGTCAGAGTGTTGGCCATTTGAAGGCTCCTTGATTTCAGATCGATGATTGAGTTTTCAGACTTCCGGGCCATCCGACCCAAGCACCGACCCCCATCCGGGCATCGGCATGATTGCGGCGTCAGTCGTTGACTACGCCGCCTTCGCGCGCAAACGCTGCCTGATCAGGCGGAGAAAGCGCGTCAAAGCTGGTGCGGCTCATGGACTTCTTGCCGCCGTTGTTTCCGCCACCACCGTTCGGAGCGCCGCCGCCATTGGCGCCAGAGCCCTTCAGGATGTGGTCTTTGTAGGGATAGGCTTCGACCAGCAGTTCGATAGCCTCTTCTGCGTTGGCCAGCTCGCCATGCCGGGTGCGGGAGTAGAGCTTGTTGCCTTGGGCGTCATAACCAACGACCTTGCCGTCTTCGACCTTGAGGCTGTTGGCGAACAGAGCGCGGGCGATCTCAACGCCAGCAGGGCCCTCGGCCGCAAACTTCTCAGCGATGAACTTGGAGGAAGCGAACGCGCCACCGATCAGATGGTTGTTCAGCTGCCCCTTAAGGGTCTCGTTTTCCTTGACCACCGGGCCGTACTTTTCCTCAACGCTTTTCACCGCCTCGGAGACAGCCTTGTCGCGGTCACCTGCGGCTATCAGGTTCTTCTCGTCGAGGTTCTTGACGGTCGTCAGCGCCTTCAGCGCCGCTGCCGGGTCTTCGATCCCCTCGAAGCCCTTCAGCTTGCCCTCAGCCGCCTCGGCACGCTCGCGATGCCCCTTGGCTTCACCGTTAAGGCGGCCAATGGTTGCGACGGTGCTGTCAGCGTCGAAAGGCGCTTCCTTACCCTGAGCATCAGTAAATACCGGCAGTTTCTGGCCGTTGACCTCTTGCAGGACGATGTGGCCATCAGCATCAAATTTGAAAGGCATGGTGTATTTCCTCGGGCATCCGCCCATCTGCTAGGCCATCCGGCCCGGTTCGCCCTGTTTCATCCGAAACGCGGGCATAAAAAAGCCTCGCATGAGCGAGGCTGAAATTTGGGTACAAAAAACCCGGCGCTTGGCCGGGTTGCTTTCAGTTCTACCTGTTCACTTAAATCGCTTTTGGCGCTCGGCCATCATTTGATCTGCCAGCTGTGCCGCGCGACTGGCTATCGCCAGCGATGTATTCTGCAAGCCGTCTAGCGGGCTTCCTTTGCCTTCAGATGCTTTTGCACTGACAGCTATCACAGCAGCGGCGTAATACTGGTCCCAAGCAGATTGATTTTCGTTGCCTTGAATCATGGTCTTTCCTTGATTATGTGATGGCGCTTAATCATGCCCCACCAATCATCCCATCACCACCCTTTCGCCGCCCATAAGGCATAGTACGCACAGCTTCTGCTTGGTCACCGACTTGCCAATACCGATCTTGGCCTCGATGTACTCACGACCGCCGCAGCGGCCGCACTGGGGCATGGCTTTTGGCCTTGGCATAGCGCGAACGCGCTTGCGCACCTGCTCTGCTGGTGTCTCTGGTGCTGGCGTTCCGTCGATGACGGTGAATCGGCGCTTGTCGGTCATGCGCTGATGTTACGCCGCAATACCCGCCTTCTCAAAGGCCCGCGCGTCGCGTTCTCGCAGCTGATCCAGGTCCAGATAACGGCCCTTGTCGTTGTAAAAGCGATCAAGGGTCAACCCGCCTTCCCTGAACAGCTTGCCGCGTGTCGGGCCAAGCACCTCGTCCTGGCGCTCTGCGCTCTGGGTTTTTAGCCAGTCGCCATAGCTCATGGACTCAGGCACCTGGCCATCCATGCTGGCCCGGTCAGCCTCGCCGATTTCCTCGGGCGTCAGGCCCAGCTCTTCCCAAAGCGTGATGATCGGCGTCGACGTAGACCGGCACTGCCAGTGGATGCGACCCGGGCCTGCCAGCCATGGCACTGAGTGCCCGACCGGCTTGTGATCCTTGCTGTACCGCAACCCATCACGCAACCGGCAATCGGGCGATGTCCTCGAATCCAGAGTACTCAGCCATTTGACCGAAGCGACCAGGTCATCGTTGGCTGCATAGAACTGATCCCGCGCGCCCTGCGACACATGGCCGATGGCAGTGC